CTTATCTCTTAGTATAGTATACAACCGTTAGGATCCAAAGTATGCCTAAAGATCTGGGATTGGTGAGCAATCATCTCTGCTAGTTAATCGCTTAGGACATCTTCAATTGGCCGGTAAGTTCACATAGGTCTCAAATGTCGCGCATCCAAAATGAAGTTAATTACTTTAAGAGGAGAAACGATAGGTGTGATCTGTGGCTTTCCAGCTACCTTTTCAGCTGCTCGTTTTGGTAACTCTCTAAAAGAGAGAAAATTTGACAATTTCTTATCATATTCCACTAATTCATCGAGTTCCATATTAAAGAACTTATGAGGCGTCAAGAAAGGTTCCGCAAGATCAACCCAATGTTCTCAATAAGGTAAATAAACCCCCATTAGGATTCCTCACTCAAATTCACGCTCAGGATCGCCCTGACATCAGCCAATATCACCGGACATCACCGCCTGTACAACTTCTTTAGAGATATCTCCAAATAAGTAAGTTGCATAAGCGAGGAAATCTGTTTCCAAGTTACCTTGGATATCCTTCCGTAAGAGGACCTCATTTAAGGTCAATCTCTTCTGGAGTGGAAGCTGAATCCATAAAGATTCACGCTTAAACCAGGATGATATGGTATGGATAGGTCTGGGAGCTGATCGATAAATAGAGGAAAGAAAGGCCTCTGTCAGCTTAATGTTCGCGTTCAAAAGAAGGTGAGAATGCATCTTTCTATAAGGGTTTTTACTATCAATTAATAGTGAAATAGCCTCGGGTATTTTTATAATACCGGAGTTAGTTCACATAGTAACTAACGCTAATAGAGTAGGATGCAGAGATCCCTCAGTATACTTGCTTGCACGATTAATATGCTTAATATAACCAAATAACCTCTTTGGAGTTAAGAAACTCAATAATTTATGAGTAATATTAACACGACCAATAAGAGTATTTTGGCTAATCCACATTTTCCATGAAATTGCAGAGACATTATGCCCTTGGTAACCAGTGACTTTTGCAAACTCAAAACAATTAGTTTTGGCAACGACACTTTTCGTAAGATTAATTCCAACTCCTAAATTATCCATAATAGATAAATAAGAGCGAGCTACATCTTCATCGAAAATGTTAATATCATCTCCCAATAGCTCATAGTTTTCGTATCACATTCCGAGAGGTATATTACTTCTACAGTTAATGTGAGCCAATTGTACCAGCATGTGGTGAGTGATCGCTAACATGGCTCAAGAGGATAATGCACCCATAGGTTGACCCACAGCGTATCTAATAGGTTCTCCATCCAAGGTATATGGTCGACCCACCAAAAGATTCCCTCATGAATCAGCAAATTGTTTCCCAAAAAAGGAAGTCAAAATGGCGATCTGGAGTTTCAATGGTAGGCGGTCAGTTGCTGCGGATAAATCATATCCAAACGACTTCCCTGCGATTTTTGCTTTATTCATACATCGTTTTACGGATGCACTTTGATCGAAG